AGCAGCAAATCGTAGTGCAGCAACCCTTTCTGATCTTCTTCGATCAGAACATCAACCGGGATCGCAGCTCCGCCAACGGAAACCATGTTTTTCATGCGGTAGTAGCCGACTACTCCGGGCCTTTTGCCGGGCTTGTCGTTCTCCCATGTTGGGTCTTTCGCGGTGGCAATGATCTCTCGAATCTTTGGGGCCATCTTGAGCTTGTCAGGATTGGCGCCGAAGTGGATGAATTCTTTTATGCCGCGTTTTCTGATTTCCACTTTTCGCAAATTTCCACTTGCGTCGCGCAGTGATGGATTTTCGATCCATTGCCCGCGAAACGTGAAAAGCTCCTTTTCCGCCGCTTCTCGCAATGCCTCCAAACCCTGCGGCGTATCCGGGAAGTCGCCCAGTTCCTTGCCGGTGAGTTTGACCACGTTCGGCTGACGGCCTTCTCCTTCCATCCCGCCCTCGCCGCCAGCGCCGCCGCCCGCGCCAAATTTGCCGTCGGTGTCGCGCGGATGATCTTTTTCGTTGAACGTGGTGCTCATGGCTGCGGATTTTGCAGTGTCACGATCACGCGGCACCAGGTGGGCCAGGTTTCCATGACCAGCGTCACGCGCCAGTTGCGCGGCGGGCCGCCTGGCGCTTCCGGGAATTGCAGCACGTCGCCGCCTTGACTGTCGGTGCGCACGATGCCCTGCACGTTGCCGTACAGGTGCACGGAGCGCATGACGCCTTGCAGGTTCAGTCCGTCGGTGTGTTCCAGGTCTCTGGCCGAAAGGCCCTGCACGTTGGCGGGGACGGGCACGCTTTCCGTGATCGGCACGCGGTGGCCGGCGGCGCTGGTGGTGTAGCCGCCGGTGGAGCGCAGCCAAATAACCTGCTGGTCGGGGTTGACCTGCTGGATGGCGGCGCTGGCGAGGGCGTGTACGTCGATCATGTCTGGCTCGTCACGATGTATTGCGGCGAGGCGATGAGCAGCCCGCTGTCTTGCAGCACCTTGGTGCCGCGCCCCCGGCGCTTGCGGCTTTGCAGCGTGGCGGGCTTGAGCGGCGGGCTGTTGACGGCATTGATCGCGGCCTGAATGTCGGGCGCCATTTGCATTCCAATGCCGTTGAGCACGGCGTCTCCGGTGGCCTGCCCGCGGGCGACGGCCTTGACGCCATCGGCCAGGGTTTTGCGCCACTTGTCCTTGTTGGCTTCCTCGGCGGGGCGCATGAAGGGACGGGGCGGAATGTTGGCGGCGGGGGCGCCGTATTCATGGATGGCGGCCACTGCCGCGACCGCCATGCCGTCCTCGTAGGACGGATCACCCAGTACGCCGAAACCGGCCTTGACCACCTTGCCCTCGAACTCATCGGAGATGCGGTTGAGAGCAGCCTTGATTTTGGAGGTATCGAAACCGGCCATCTCAAAACACCCCGCCCGCCTTGCGGAACGCGGAGCGCTCCGGGCTGCCGCCCACGTACAGGCCGCCGGCGCTCTGGATCATCAGCAGCGCCCAGAGCTGGTTGCCGAATGGGCTTTGCGTGAGCCAGAATTGCCAGCCGTTGCGGTACGGCGGTATCGCCATGCTTATGCTGACGCTGCCCTCGGTGGCGATGCTGACCTGGCCGGTGGCCCCGGTGGGGTACTTGCGGGTGAACAGCCACGCCAGATGCGCGGTCATCAGCGTGAGCGCCAGTTGCAGGCTCTCGCCGTGCAGCAGCAGGCCATCGGTCGAGGTCATCGTGGCCGTGGCCATGTCCCACCAGCTTTGCAACTGGTCGTCCTGCAACAGCGCGAACATCGGGAAGGCGATGCGGAACTTGGGCAGGTCGAAGACGTGCTGCTGCGCCACGGCGCGTTACTCCTTGAGCCTGGGCTTGGCTTCGCCCTCGCCCGCGTTGGCGTAGTGGGCCTGCGTTCTCGGGGCGGACGGGTCTTTGAGGTTCATGTCGGCGGCCACGCGCTCGGGGTCGGCCTTGCGGCGCTGGATGGTGACGTAGCCGTTTTTGGCGTGGAGCTTGAACAGCGGGTTGCTTTCAAGAAAGCCGATGTCGTCCTCGCCGATCTCTGTGGCCACGCCCAGCGGGGTGACGAGGTTTTTGGCGCCCACGACGCCGGTGCCGCCCTTGACGAGCACGGAGTGGCCGGAGATGTGAATGTCGCCGCCGCCCTTCTGCCAGTTCACGTACTTCTGATCGGTGGCCAGCGTGGAGAACACGTAGGCGCGGCCCTTGCTTGCCGGCGCCTGCGCCGCGGCCTGGGGCGCGGTCTCTTGCGTGGTGTTCTGCGCCGCGGCCTGGGGCGCGGGTTCATTGCGTTTTGCCATGATGGGGTGAATCTCCAAACGAAAAAAGCCCCGCGCGAAGGCGGGGCGCACATGAAAAAACCGCCCCGGTTGAAGGGGGGCGGTTTTTCCGGTGGGTTGCGCGGCGTGGCTTACAGGCCGGCTGCGCGGACAACGGCGTAGGGCCGCTTGAGCATGACGCCGGCGGTGGCGTTGGTGTAGTCCTCGACGTAGGCCTTGGCGCGCTGCTCGACGCCCAGCGCCTGGAACTTGGCCGGTACGACCTGCGTCCACACGCGCCCGTCGTCATCGGACATGTCGCCGTCGATGCGCTCGGCGTACATGTACGCCACGTTCGCGCCGCCGTTGGCGTTGTTGAGCTGCGGGGCCGAGACAACGCGCATCTTGGGATACGTTTTGTTCAGCCAGTCGCGCACGCTGATGCCGAAATCGCTGGTCACGGACAGGTACTGGTAGACGTTGGTCGCCAGCGCGAGTGTGATCTCGGTGCTCTCCGGGTTGATGGTGTCCTGCGACTGCGCTTGCAGCGTGGCGGCCATGTGCCGGATGTCGGCGGTGATTTCCAGAAACGTCTTGGCGGCCCATACGGTCTGGCCGCTCGCGCCCGCCGGCAGGTTGAAGTACGCCGGCAGCGCCGGGTCGTTCAAAAAGCCGTAGGTGCGGTTCTGGCCGCCGTTGTAGCCGTAGAAGCCGATCAGGTTGCGCTCGATCTCCAGCGCCAGCGCGGAGCTGCTGCGCTTGCTGGCGGCGGAGTCCAGGCGCATGCGCGAGGCGCGATCCTGCTCCAGCCGTCCGACCTTGATGCCGTGCTCGAAGCGCACGACGGTGCGGCGCTCGAAGTTGGCGTTCCAGCTCGACACGGGCACGTTGGTGTAGTCGCCGTAGGGCACGGCGTTGCCGATGTTTTCGAGCACGCCCTGCACGACTTCCTCGTCATCCCAACTGCCGACGGTGGTGATGCCGGTCAGCTCGTCGATCTTGCGAGAGGCGGTGATGACCCGGACGAAGCCGGGCAGCCAGTTTTGCAGGAACTGCACGGGCGTGGTGATGGTCGGAGCGGTGATGCCGCCCTGCTGGTCGTCCATGGCGAAGTACCGGGCCATGCCGGAAACGACGGACGGGCTGAAGCTGACGCCGATGTTTTCCAGCGCGCGGTATTCCTGCGCGTCCTGCGCGGCCATGACCACGGGCCGAACCTGGCGGGGGCTGATGTGGCTGCGCTCGATGCTTGCTTGAGTAGTAGGCATGATGGATCGGTCCTTTATCAGTTGGTCAGGCGGATGGCGGCAAGGCCGGCGCCGGAGGTGGGGTAGCGGTACACGACCGCGTTGGGGACGAGCGCCGAGCCGGCGGGTGCGGCGGCGCCGGGGGCCACGGCAGACAGCGCGCCGGTGGCGGTGTCGTAGCAGACCTGATCGCCGATGTTGGCGGCGGTGGTCAGCTGCACGACGACGGTGCCCATGGTGAGGAACTCGCCCTGCGCGTTATCGGGCACGTTGAGCGTTGGCGCCAGCGTGCCGGTGGCGTTGCCGTAGGAGGCGTACACCTTCGGGTTGGCCAGGATGCCGGCGAACACGCGGCCCGCGGCAATGGCGCCGCCGACGGACGCGATGTTGGTCGCGTTGTTCTTGGTGTAGGCGTGGCCGATGGTGTTGGGGTTGGCGCCCGCGCTGTTGACGATGAGCGATTCGGCGCGCTGCGGGCCGTCCTGGATCAGCTCGCCGGGAACGCCGAAGGCCAGGTTGACATTGACGGTGGATTGGAAGGACATTTCAGGCCCCTTTCAGATGACGGGTGATGAAGTTGTCGCCGCCGGGCGCCGCATCGTTGGCGGCGGCGCCGGGGGCGACGGTGGCTGCGGGCTGCTTGCGCGGCGCGGGGCGGCCTTGCAGGAAGCCGCTGAGGACGGCCATCTCTTGGCCGGCGTCGGCCTTGATGCCGAGCTTGCGGATGCCGTAGCGGGCTACGTCGTCGGCGGTCATGTCGGCGTGGTCGAACGCGCCGACGTGCTCGGACACCTGCCGGTACAGCCGGTCGCGCGCGGCGATCTCGGCCATGACGCTGCGCTTGATCTCGGCTGCGTCCATGCCGGCGGCGGCGCCTTCCGGCTTCTTGTCCGGCTCTTTCTCGCCGCCGGTGTCGGCGGGCGCCGGGTCGGTATCGCACGCGGGCTTGGCGGGATCGGTATCGCCGGCTGCTGCGGTGTCGTCATCATCGGGATCGGCGGGTTCATCGCTGATCGCCGCGGGCGCCGCCGGTTCGCCGGCGCTGCCCTTGACGGCTGCGATGAATTCCGTGATCGCCTTGATCGCGGGCGCGAGCTGTTCGATCAGTTTCACGGCGGCTTCGAGCGACAAGCTCGCCGGGGCGCCGCCCCCGCCTTCGGGGGAATTGAGGTTTTCGTCTGCCATGGTGGAAATTTCCTTTGCATCAAGAGAAAAGGTGAGTTGATCGAGTGCGCAGCCGCCATCCATGACGGCAACTGCTGGCCCCATGCGGCCGGACTCGACCAGAGCCAAGTGATTGCCCCGGATCTCGCGCTGGATGTAGTCGTAGTGCCGGCCGTCAAACGTGCCGGGCGACCGCTCGTACTTGCAGTGGTATCCGCAGGACAACTCCCGCTTGCCGGCCTCGATCAAATCCGCCAGCGATTGGGAAAAAACTTTCAAATTGCCGTAGAGCGTGCCGTCTTCGGGCTTGAAGTACACGTCCTCGCCGATCACGCCCTGCACGCCCTTTTTCTCGGCGGGCATCAGGCCCGCGTCTTCCGGGCCGAGCAGGCTTTGGGGGTGGTTGTCGATCCACGGCAGCAGCTTGAAGCTGTTGATGCACGCCTGGTCGGCCAGCTCCTCGGCGGGCCGGTACACCATGTAAATCCGGTCAGGATCGGGCGCGCCCGGCAGGCTGCGGCCCTTGTAGGGGTACACGCCCGCCTTGCTCAACGGGTTGTCGGGGATGTTGATGTAGCCGTTGAGGTCGACGGCGGCCTCGTCTTGGGCGGCGGCGGCCGGCGCGGCTGCCATTGCACGCTCCACGGCCTCCTGCACGCCCGGATGCAGCGGCGCGGGCAAATCGTCAGGCCGCGCCCATACGTAGCCGTTGGATTCGGCGTTGAGCACGGGCGCAAACGTCTCTCCACGGCACAAAAACAGGGAGAAATCGCCGTTTTCGACAAATTTCTGTGCAATCTCCGGTTTGCCGCCCGTTTCTTCGGCCATTTCGCGCAGTGCGGCCTGCCCGGCGGTTTCGCCGGCCTCGATGCGCCCGGCGGGAAAGCCCCAGGTGCCGGGGTGCGCGGCGGCAGCGTCGGAGCGCTTGAGCAGCAGCACGCGCCCGCCGGCCAGGTACAGGATGCCGGCGGCGGTGGGCTTGGCGGTCTGGGTGTCGCTCATGGTGGTTCAGGTGGTGCAATGCAAAAGCCCCAGGCTGCCTGGGGCAGCGCGGGGGCTTGGCGGGTGGTTGGTTGCTGTGTCAGTTCTCGGTTGCAAAAGAGACGATGGGCCGCATGACGCACCGGCAGTTATGCGTTATGATTCCGTTCGATGCATACCAGCCGACTTCCGTCTCAAGATTGAACACATGGCCCGAAAAGTCTTTACGGATGAGTTTCTGGACCACGCAGCTACGCTTTTCAGCGACACCTGCGGGCTGAAGGAGGCTTCCGAGCGCCTTGGGTGCCATCCAGACAATCTCTCCAAGGCGCTCCGCGCTCGCGGTTTTGTTATTCCTCGCATCGCGGCCCGCCCGCATCCACGCCGCCACGAGTTGCCCAGCGCCGAAATAGCATCCCTCTACACCGCCGGCATGAGCGAGCTTGAATTGTCCAAACGGTTTGGTGTTGATCGCATCGTCATCCGCAGACGGCTTGTTGAGTCTGGCTGCGAGATACGAGGCCCATCTGCCGCGAACTTCGTCAGCATGGCTCGAATGAGCGCCAAGCAACGCCAGCAACGCGCCAAAGCCGCGCATGACGCGATCAGAGGCGCCAAGCGCTCGCACGATGAACTGGTTCTTCGAGCCATCGCCAAGGAACGCGAGATCATGGATGTTTTCGTCGGCCCAGGCGAGGCTGAATTCGCACAAGCGCTTACAGAATTCGGCATCCCATTCACGCGGCAACAGCGCGTCGATGTCTATAACGTCGATTTCGCCATCGGAAACATCGCCGTGGAACTCAAGTCCGGCGGCTCCGCTGATCTTTCTGGTTCCTCCCGCAATGGAAAGGAGCGCATCAAAAAGATCGTCGAATCTGGATACGTGGTTTGTATTCTCAATTTCACAACCATCACGGCGCTGCTGGCGAGCATGAAAGAGATCGTCGCCCACCTGTATGTCCTTGGCGGCGAGCCACCCGCGCCCGGTAAGTATTGGGTGATTGGGTGTCGATTCCAAGACTACGCCATCGTCCGTAACCAGCGTGGTCAACTCGCCCGTGTAGCCGCGCCGGAACAGCTTGTGACAACCATTCGACAACGAAACTTTCGTTGACCCCGGAAAGCAGTTGATCGCCGTGCCGGGGATGCCGCGCTCACCCGTGCGTTCGTCGATTACGGGCGGATCGTCCAGGCTGTAGGTTTTGCCATTCATTTCCTGATGCAGCTTGCGCGGGTGCGCCGAGCCGCCCACGTGCATCCACACGTATTGCCTTACGCCGATGTCGCGCATGCGGTGGGCGGTGATGTTGCTGTAGCTCTTGCGGGTCTGATCCATCGCCACCATGCGGGCGTGGCGGATGTTCTGGCCGTACTTTTCCGAGAGGAACGGCACCAGGTCTTTCATCCCGCCGCCGCCGGTAATCGAGCGCATGACCGCGCCTTGCACGTCGCCGAGGTATTTCTGCGGGATGAGCTTGATGAGGCTTACCGCCTCGGCGGTGCTGGCGGTGATGATTTCTTGCAGCCGGTCGGTCATGCCGGTGCCGCTGAATCCGCTCGCGCCCCTGCCGGCGCCAAATGAACTTGCGCCAGGGCCGCCGCCTTTGCCGCCACCGCCGGAGCCGGAGCCGCCGCCGATTTTGATTTCCACATCCGGCGCCATTTGCTTGAGCGACAGGCCCAGCGTGACCGCGCTGTTTTTCAGCGTGCGGTCGATCATCCGCTTGGTGGATCGCCGCGCCAGCCGGTTGAACAGCGTGGTGTACTTTGCCAGCAGCGCGGCCAGCGCGATGCGGGCCTGCGAAGCGACGGTGCCGCCGGTCATGTCGCTGCGGTCATCGTCCATCGCAGCGGCGGCGAACTGGCTTTCGTTGAACACGCGCTGCATTTCGCGCCGAACGTCATCATGCATTCGGCGCACCAGCGTCATGATGGCCTTGGCGTATTCCTGCTGGATGGCCGCGTTGGGGTGCAGCGGGGAGCCGTGGAGGGCGTCTTTACGCTTGATCGTTGGCGTCATTCGATGAACAGATTGGCTTGACCGTCGGCGTCCACTTGGGTAGAATCGCCACTGAGCCAGTCGCCCGCTTTTGACGTGGGATCACAATTGGCTCCGAGAGGGGTGCTGGAATCCAGCGCCCCTTTTGTTTTTTGGCCGCCCAACAGAAAGTCGTAATGGAAGTGGCCACTGATGTCTTTGTCGATCAACACGCTCACATCCATCTTTCTCCCGTCAATGGATGCCCTGCTTTTGAGTGTGTAGTAGCCCTCAATGCTGGGTTTTTCTTTTCTTTCGCGGTTGTCTTCCCATGATTTCTCATAGGCACTGCCAATCAGCGNTCGAATCACGGCCACNAGTTTCAGTTTGTCTGGGTTCGCGCCAAAATGCTTGACCTCCCGGATGCCTCGNCCTCTGATGGAAACCTTCTCCCCAAGGATTGGGCAGTCCATCTCCTTGGTCGGGTCGGCCTGCATTTCGTCGCGCAGCTTCTTCAAGTGATTGATGGCGGCATTGCGTAGCGCCTTCAACCTTCCGGCGTATCCGGGAAGTCCCCAAGTTCCTTTCCGGTGAGTTTGACCACGTGCGGTTTGCCGCCCTCGCCTTCGCCTCTTCCTTCGCCGCCCGAGCCGCCTCCACCGGAGCCGGAGCCGCCCGAACCGGACGATCCGCCACCCTTGCCAAACTGTCCGTTTTCCTTGCGCGGGTGGTCTTCTTCGTGGAACTCACCAGCGTCATGCGCGGTGCCAGTCGGCGTGCCGCCGCCGCCGCCCGGGTTCGGGTCGTCATTCATGTCGTCATTTTCGTCGGGCATCGGCTCCTCATCCAGCCCCAGCCCGTTGTAGCCGCCATCCGGGTCGGTGGCGACGCGCCGGCGCTCATCCTCGCTGCTGATGGCGCCGCTGGCGACCAGTGCCTGGCCGGTGGTAGCCTTGATCTGGTTGATCTCGGCCAGCTCCTTGGCGGTGGGCGTGTCCAGCGTTTTCCAGGAGATGGTGGTTTCGACCAACTCGCCGCCAAGCTGCGGCAGCACGTAGGAGCGCATGACGAGCGCGTGGTGGCGCTCGATCAGCGGCGTGAGGTCGTGCGCCTGGATGCTTTCCAGTTCCTCGTGGTAGCTGGCTTCTTCATAGGCGCCGGTGGCGTTGAAGCCCTTGGGCGTGGTGCCCAGCAGCTTGGTGGCGGGCACGTTGGCGGCGGCGGCGACGATTTGGTATTCGGTCATGATGACCGCGTCCAACTCGGACAGCGACGTGTCGAACTGCTTGAAATCGTCCCCTTCGAGGTCGCCGAGCTTCACGCCGTAGTTGTTGCGGAAGGCCACCCACTCGTTCATCCGCGCGATGGCCTCATCGCCCTTGGCGGCGAACTTGCTCATGTCGGTGAGCCACACATTGGTGCGCTTGCTCATCGCCAGTTCGGGCGCCTCGTTGGCGATGCGCTCGGCGGCGTACACGCGCTCCATGATGAGCTGCGGCACGGGCAGGCCGCCGTACAGGTACTTGGGCTTGAGCAGGTCGGGCGGATCGCGGTGGCGGTAAATGATGAGGTGCGAGCGGTGGTAACGCTTGCCATTGATGCGCCACCACGTCGGCTCGTAGAAGTGCATCGTGTCGGGGCGCGAGGCGGCGTTGGCGTCAAGCTCCGGCGCCGTCCAGTACGGATCGACCTGGACGATGCCCTTGTAGCTGCCGGGCGTGATGCCGTCTGGGTTGAATGGTTTTTCGTAGTAGTCCGGGTCGGTGGAATCCACCCGGAAGAACGCGATGCGGATGCCGAAGATGCGGCCCATGCGCACGAACTGCTCCAGGTTCCAGTTCAGCCGCATCTTGCGGTCGAAGCGGCGCAGCATCTTCACGGCCTCGGGGTCGAGTTCGTCGCCGTCCGGGCTTACGATGTCGAAGCCGTTGCGGATGGCGTCGCGCCCCGGCATGGAGCATGCCTTGTCGATCAGCCAGTGCTGGGCAAGGATGGCACAGAACTGGTGCCCGATGAAGCCCTGGCTGGCGTACCACAGTGCCAGCATTTCCGATAGCGCCGTGGGCTGGGCGCGCATTTTGAGCGCCATGCCGCCCGCGCCGCTATCGTCCTGCGCCGCGCCCGTGGCGGCCACCTTGGGCGCGAGCGCGAGCAGGCCGGACAGCGTTTGCAGCGCCCGCTCGCCCGCCGTCGGGCCGCTGCCGAGAAGGGCGTGCCGATCCAGGCCGAAAAACGAGGACGCGGCTTTCCCCGGCTCGGAACTCGCGGCGGGGGCGGGTTTCGAGAAAAGCCAACCAAACAACGACATGAAGTCCTATCCGAAGAAGGAGCGGCGCTCCTGGATCAATTCCGAGAACGCGCGCGAGAGCGCGTCCACCTGGTCATCGTGCGCGCCGTTGGGAAACAGCCGCATCTCATCAAGCAATTCCTGATTCCACGGCCCGCGCAGCATGAGCACGTTGCCCACGTTGATCTGTGCTGCCAGCGGCTCGGCGCGCGTCACCTTGTCGCCCGATTCCGGCGAGGTCTTGACGCGGTAGCCCGAGAGCTTGCGCGTGAGGTACAGCGCCTGCGTTTTGCCGGCCTGGCCGGGATCTTGCGGCAGGCTGATGGGCACGGCGGCGCTGTCGCGCGCAGCGGTGTTGACCAGCGCCGCGTCGCGCTCGTCCGGTCCGCAGCGCAGGCGCACCATATCGGCAATCACCCAGCGGCCGTCGGGCAGCTTGCCCAGTTTGCCGCCGGCGGTGTAGTCGCCCGTGGCCGATGCGGCCAGATCCCAGCCGCGAAACCAGCGGATGTCGCCGGCTGGCAGCGCGGCTATGGTTTCGATCTTGTCGGGCTTTATGACGCCGCCCTCCGGCGGCGCCGGGCGCTGCAAATACTGGCCCGCGAACACGTAGGGCGCGGCGCGCTCCATGCGGCGCAGGTCTTCCAGCGTATGCTTTTCGGGCCAAAGCGCCTCGCCTTCGGCGGTGATCGCAGGCAGGCAAACGTGCTCCCACTTTTCGCCGTTGCCGCCGGCCAGCAGCCAGCCGGCCAAGTCGCGCTCGTGCAGGCGCTGCATCACCAGGATGATCGGCGTGTCCGGGCTGTTGCGGCGGCTTTCCAGGGTGTTCTGGAACCAGTCGATCACGCCCTGCCGGATCACGTCGCTGCGCGCCTCGTCGGACTTGTGCGGGTCATCCAGGATGATGGCCCCGCCGAAGCCCGCGCGGTGTTTGCCGGCGCCAAAACCCGTGATTGTGCCCCCGGCACCAGCGGCATACATCACACCGCCCGCCGTGGTCGTCCAGTGGCTTTTCGCATCCGAATCCAGACGGCAGCCGGGAAAAATCTGCTGGTACGCCTCATGCTGCACCAGCGCCCGCACATGCGCGCTGTTGGCCGCGGCCAGCGGGGCCGAGTAGCTGGCGTGGATGAACTCCGCATCCGGCACCTGCCCCATGGCCCAGGCCACGAAATTGACCACCGCCAGCTCGGTCTTGCTGTAGCGTGGCGGCACGTTGATGATCAGGCGCTTGCACTCGCCGCGGAACACGCGCATCAGCGCGTCGCAGATCGCCTTGTGATGCGGCCCGCGAATCCAGCGGTAGCGGCGGTGCCGGACGAACATCCAGCGGGTGAAGAAGTACAGATCGGCGCGCGCCATCTGTGCCGCCGCGAACTGCTCGCCCGCGCTGTACTCGCGCACGGCAATCACGGCGCTTACACCTCGGCGGCAATGCGGGCGGCGATCTGTGCAAACTCGTCCTTGGTCATGCTCACGCTTTCAATCGGGCCGCCATCCTTGCCGGTCATCTCCAGCCGCTGGGCGTCTTTCCAGCCGGCCCGGCACTTGAGCCAGAAGATGGCCGAGGTGGTGTCGCCCGCGATGGCCTTCTTGTAGAGCGTCTGGGCCACCTTCACATTGGCGCGCAGCTTGCCGGTGGCAAGCTCGTTGGCGTAGTGCTTGACCAGCGTCGGCTCGGAAATGCCGGATACCTGACAGATGTCGCTCTGGCGCAGGCCGAAGGCGGCCAGTTGCATGACCTGGTCGCGCTGTTCCTTGGTTGGCTCCAGGCTTGGCCGTCCCGCTCCGGGGCGCGTGCCGCCTGATTTACCTTTGATTCCTGCCATAAGCCCTTGCAATCTTTGTGAGTGGCCGTAATGTCGCGCGAGCATGGAAACGAAGCTCTCCACGGTCAAAGACCACATGCGCGCCGGGCGCTGGCAGGATGCGTTGCGCATCGCCGCCCGCTTTCCCCGGCTCGACCGGCACCGCGCCGCGATCCTCGATGCCCACGGCGCCTATGCCAATCCGCGCTTTGCCGCGCAGATCGGCAAGGATGCCAAGGCGCTGAAACTGGCCGGGCGCGCGGCCCTACTCGAGCGCTTCGGCCTCGAATAGCTCCGGGTCGATTTCCACCGGCCCGCAGGCCGCGGTCGCCCGGCGCGGATCGCCCTTGACGAATACCAGCACGTTCTGGTGCGTCTTGCCGAGCTTGCGGCTTTTGATGAAGCCGTCGGCGGCGCGAATCGCCAGCGATCCGGCCTGCGTAATCAGAATCGCCTCGTTGTAGTAGCTCGCCCCGGCGTCGATGAAGGCGGCGATGGTGTCGGCCACGAAGTTGCGGTAAATGCCGCGCTTGTCGCGCACCTCGCCCACCACGAAGCAGGCGAAGCGGTCGGGCAAGAGCAGCGCAAGCGACGCGCCGACGATCTCGCGGTACGCGGCGATGAACGCCGGGTAGTCCATGTTGGACAGGTCGGCGGGGTCTTTGCTGTAGCGCTCCAGATCGGCATACGGTGGGCACGAGAAAAGCATGTCCGCCCGCGCCGCGCCCGCCAGTGCGCCGATATTCCGGCTATCGCCGCAGATCCATTCCGGGGTGATGTCGCCGCCCTGGTTCGCCGCCGCCCATTGCGCGCGGTTTTCCTCGACCTGTTCGCGGCGCAGATCGCAGCCGATATAGCGCCGCCCGGTTTTGGCGGCCACCCAGCCGCGCACCGAGCCGCAAAGCAAAAAGGCCGACACCCACACAGATGCCAGCCTTTCGTTTTTACGCGCCGCCGCCTCCGCATGGATGTCGTCACTATGCGTATGCGCTCAACGTGGCAGCGATGATACACGAAACGCGCGGGAGAATGCAACAGCGTCAGCGTTGCACGCTTTGCGCACCAGCCATCTCCCTGCGCATCCGGTTCGCCACCATTGCACGCGCATCGTGGCAAACGCGCAACAGCGTGTCGCGCGACAGGCCGTAAATACGCCGGAACTTGTCCTCGCCGAATTGGTACACATACCACCAGCGCAGCACGTCGGCGTGCATCTGCGGCAGCGACGCCACCACTTTTTCGACCTGCATGGCCGCAATCAAATCCACCGCGTCATGCACGTGCGGGTGATGCCACTGACGCGAGTTGCTGATCACCAGGCGGAACATGGGCGACTTGGCATAGATGGGCCGCACGCGCACCCAGTCGGCCCAATTGACCAGCGCGGCGTGTACCGCGTGGTGCCGTGGCTCCACGTGAAACACGTCCACCTCGACGCGCCCGCTCATGCGCGCACCTCGCACACCCGCAACAGCACGCCGCCCAGCGTCACCCGGTCGCCTGGCCGCACCGAAAGCGGCGTGACGTGTCGGCCCTCGATCACCGGCCGCACAAGCGACCAGTTGCCGCGGCCCACGGGCTTGAGGATCACTATCACGCCAGCTCCCTTTGCGGCGAATCGGCGGCCAAGGGCCAGATGCGCACCACGATCCGGCCCTCGCCGTCAGGCTCGGCGCGCTCGGCCTCGATGCGGCGCACCCATTTGTCATCGTCGAAGGCCACGCCCTTGAGCGCGTCGAAGAGCACCTTCTGCGCGTTNTCCAGGTCGATGCACTGCACCGTGTCATCCCACGCCATCGGATCGCGCGCAGCCCGTTTTGCCCAATCCTGCGGGCGTTGNGGGTAAAGCGTGTACGCCACCGCCACGCGCCCGGCAATNGGNTTGCTCACGCCCGCCTTGCGCGCCAGCCACCCTACCTGCGCCTTGTACTCCTTGGCCTCTTTCGAGCACGCCGTCACCGGCGCCGAAAACCCGCGCGGCAT